TATACCACTTACTCTGTGAAAAAATATGTAATATGCTATCACCGTATTCATTTTTCACATTTATATCAAATTTTGGATTATAGACAATTTCACGTATCTTATTCACTTTATACAATTTTAAATCTTTATCGGTGATCGAAATTATGCTAGTATATCGAAATACCTCATGACTATCAAACGGCATAATCTTTTTGCATGTATCTTTGATGTCGGCTCTGCAAATTGGGCATTGGGGTTTTACTAACGTCCTTTGACTTTTGCACCACCCAATCAAGCATTTTTTATGAAAATTATGTTTACATTTTGTTTTCACATTTCCCGAAATGATTCTATCTAGACAAATAGCACAGGTATTGTCTAAAACACTTTCACAATTACCACTCTTTTTGTTTTTACGGGTACCCTTTTTACAACGAGTTCTTTTTTGAGTTGACATCTATATATATAATGATTCATATAAAAATATAGATTTATGGTGGTGTAAATTACCAAGTGACATTTTTTTGTTGGTACGCCGCCACTTATTCAAAAAAAATTGATTTGTTTTGAATACTTAGGGTGATCGCATAAAACGTACGGATGGTTTATTATAACCCACAGAATGCCAAGAATGCCATCATGTTCCATCCCAAACACTTTTCGACACGATGACTACACTTTCTTAGCGTCATCGTTGCTAAACCAGCATAAGGAGCCTACATGGACGCTTCTTACCAGGCCTGTCAAACGGGCTTTATGCCAGAGCCTCCACCTACCCTATTCTAAGATATATGACTTGGAATTTTACAACATCTTACATGCAAAATGGGAATACAACATGAATAAGTTGGTGACTCCAATCAATACATTCGATTGTGCTATATGCTTGGAACAATTCAAATTTGACGGCAATCAATCCACCACCAAACTCGTCTGTGGACATCAATTTTGTTCTGATTGTATATTCAGGAACATCAAATCCGAAATAAGTCGCGGGTACTCTTCCTATTCCTGTTGTCCGCTATGTAGAGCAGATGTGTTCCCCGGTGCTGATGTTCTTCACAGACCCGCTGCCGTGCTTCCTGAACCCACGGTTACGGATGTTCAAACAAAACGACGGCTCCAGCGGTATTTAAAGCGTAGACATAAGAGGTTAGCACAACACGACTCCCTCTGAACTGGTGCTATTCTGATAAACATGAGTCATCGGTCTTATGGGACATAATATAGTTCGCCTCCTCGTGGTGTGTCCTGGATTAAAACCAAATGAACTATTCCCTTTTAGCATCTTTGACCGCCTTATAATGTATGACCATAAAGTCAGTCACGACCACCTTATAATAAGGTCAGTACGCACCACCTTATGGTCATACATTAGAAAAGATGCTAATTGTCGTCGGTTTAAACTTTAATTTACTTTGACCTGGATAGCGTCATTAAACTGTCCTGAATCCTGCTTAAAAATCCAAGCAGGGGGTATGTTCCACCTTAACCGGTATGCATGCTTATGTAGCTCTCCCATACCATCTTAAGGGTAAATTCCCCCAAGGGATGGGGCCGGAAAGCTCATGGCCCAGATTATTCCAGTATCTTTATACTATGATCTAAGAGGCTGCTTCTGAAAGGGACTTGAGTAACTCGGTAGTACTATGACTAAGAGAACCAGTTCTGAAAGGGACTTGAGTAACTCGGTAGTACTATGACTAAGAGAACCAGTTCTGAAAGGGAGTTTTGTACTCGGTAGTGTATAGATTGGGTGAGAGAGGAATAGTGCTACCTACTTGGCACAACAGCAACCGACACCACATGAATGGTTGCATGTAAAGTGGGTCTTGACGATGATATATGTGTGGTGGCTTTTTACCAACACACATGCATCGAAGAAAATATAGATATATGAACAATTGTGTTTGACACAGTTATAGTGCTGATCACATATATGACTGTTGAAAACCATGGGAAACCATATCTATGTTAATGCTATGAATTGGAGGTTATGTTTTCTCCTCCATTTGATTATTGAAGATTTAAAGTAATGTTTGTTAAATAAACGACTTTGAATGTCCAAAAAAAAAGAAGATAGGGGGACGCCCTTTTTTTATTCATATATTAAATGTATATATATATATATATATTAGCATGTCTATCCAAGTGACATTATTTGAATCATTTATTTATACCAATACGGTCTATATAATGAACCATGGCGGATATGATGAATTGAAATGACCGGGGACGCCGGCACTTATTTAAAAAAAATTGATTTGGTTTGAATACTTATGTGGATAGTATAAAATGAATAAGATGAGTACTAAGCTAATTATGACTACTACGATGAATGGGGAGGAGCACATGTGTTGGCGTGAGATGACTAATGCTTTGAAGAAACATAATGGGTATTATGTTCGCAAGCAATACTATCCTCATAGTATGAATGTATGGGAAAAGGAACATCAGGCTCTTAAGGATAGTTATTATGCGAAGATTAACGATATGATGGCTGCACGTATTAATCTTGATGCGGTGGAGACTCATCTCGAGAATGAGCAACTGGCAGCTCGTGCTCTTCTAATGTTGAAGGAACGAGATGAGCGTAAGAATTTGAGAGCAGCTAAGAAGGTGACCACCCCCGGTTCAAATACGATTCGTCGTTCAACTCGGATCGCAAATAAGAAGTAAAAAAATAAAAATAAGAAAAAAAATAAAAATAAGAAAAAAAATAAAAATATTCCCTGAACCTCACACAGGGTGAGAGAGTGAGGCTACTAGTTGTGTGGTAGAATTGGGGCACCCTTACCGTACTTAAATGTGCTAGGGGGACTCCAAAGTAACACAAAACAGCACCTTTTGACATAGTAAATTTAAATTTGGATTGTCATTAAAAATTTAAATTTACGCAATTCGCCTACGTAGCTGAATTGTAAGGTGTTGGGGGGCATAAGTTAAGATATGATGCATTTATTATGAGACAAGGTCGGCCTCTTGTTAAATGAACGATGTAGAATATTTTAAAAGGTGCTTGATGCTATGACGGAGTTTTAGAACAGGTTTTACCGTAGAAACAAAAATATTAATAAATATAGACAACCTGTGGCTGTGGACGCACAGTCTTTTTTTTTATCTAGAAATGTTTAATAAAATAGATTATAAATCCGTATAAATACAGTATAAGTTTTATACGGATAACAATATAATGGTTTATGTCGGGCTAAATGGGTTTGGCCGTATTGGAAAATCTATTTTTATTCAATTGCTTTCTAATAAAACGCTAAAAATAAAAGCAATAAATATAACAAAATTTGATTTGAACAATTTAGCATCTTATTTGGAAAATGATTCAACCCATCATTATAATACCAACTGGGATTTGAAAATAATAGATGAAACCAAGTTTTCAATAAATGGTGAAATAATTTATATGTTTAACGAGCGTGATGCTTCGCATCTAAATTGGAAGAAATACGATAACATAGAATATGTAATTGATTGTACTGGAGCATATTTAACACAAGATGATTGTAAAAAGCATAATATTGATTATGTTATAATGTGTGCTCCTCCCAAAGATAATAGTCCTCAATATGTAGTAAGTGTAAACGAGGAAAAATATAATGGTGAAAAAATAGTAAGTAATGCATCGTGTACTACTAATTGTATTAGTCCTGTGTTGGGGTTTTTAGAAAAGAACTATAAAATACAAAAGGCTAATTTCACAACCATACACGCAACAACTGCTTCTCAAAATCCAATAGATACAAATCATTTTAATAATAGGACGTCCCGTTCTATACTTAATAATATCATTCCTCATAACACAGGTGCTTCCAAATCGATAAAAGCTTTGTTGCCCAGTTTAGATGGAAAGGTAAAAGGAACCTCTTTGCGTATACCAGTAAATAATGTAAGTATAGTTGATTTGAATGTAACATTAGAAACAAATGTTAGTAAAGAAGAATTAATGTGTGAGATGGAAAAAAGCGGTTATATATCGATAAACAACCGTAAATTGGTAAGTAGTGATTTTAATACAACGACGACCCCGTCAATAATAGATAAAGATGCTTCGATACAATTAACAGAAAACGAATTTAAATTAATGATATGGTATGACAACGAATGGTCCTATAGTGCCCAAGTAATACGTTTGGCAGAACATATGGTAACGTATAATAATGAAAAAAACAATCATATTCACCCGCATTTTATAACCAATTATAATTTTGAAAATAAAGATGTAATATTGCGGGTGGATTGGAACATTCCTTATAATAAAGATAATTATACGATAAACGATGATTTCCGTATTGTTTCATCTTTGAAGACAATAAAGTATATTTTAGACCAACATCCAAACAGAGTAGTAATTATTTCACATTTGGGAAGACCTTGTGGAAATGGTTATGAAGAAGAGTTCACATGGAAACATTTTATGAAACAACTACAAAGTTATTTTGATGAAACGATTTGTTTATTGGAAGATGGAATAAGTAATGATACAATAACAAAATTAGAAGAGAGTGAACATCGCTTATATTTGCTTGAAAACATACGTTTTCACAAAGAAGAGACAAAATATGATGGTAGTAATAATGAAATAGTAACCTTATATAACAAATTGGGCAATATATATGTAAATGATGCTTTTGGATGTATGCATCGTGGTCATATGTCGATATTAGGGTTTAAAGGAGAAGAGAAAGCATTTGGATTTTTGGTAGAGAAAGAAAAAAAGTGTTTGGATTTAATCAATAAAAATTTAAATCATGAAAAAATATTATCCATTATAGGTGGTGGAAAAATGGATGATAAAATAGCTTTGCTTGGACAATTATCAAAAAAAGTGGATGGTATTTATATAAGCGGTGGGAACATAAATTCAATTGTTAAAAATAAAGAATATAAACAATATATTGAAGATATCAAACAAAATAACTCATCAATATATCAAATGAAAGATGGTTTGGCGTCTATCGATTTAACTGTGCCCTGTACATATTATAATATTGAAAATTTACCTGAAAATAAATATTTTTTTGATATTGGAATGCAATCAATAATAGAATTAAATAATATAATACAAAATTATGACATTATTTTTTGGAATGGAACGCTGGGTGTAGTAGAAAATGATTTGTATAGTTATGGGTCTCTAACATTATTAGAATTATTGAAAAAATCAGGTAAAAAGGTAATAGTTGGTGGTGGCGATACGGTATGTTTTGTAAATAAGCACATTCATGATTTTTACTATGTTTCTACGGGTGGTGGTGCTTCAATAGATTATATTTCAAATGGAGATTTAGTAGGTATAAAATATTTTGGTTAAAAATAGAATGATTTGGTGTAAAAAGCGAACCGAGTTAGTTAAAAAAAATTGATTTATTTTGCACCCTCCTTGTATAAGTATCTTAAAATAAGTAACATGTCTAGAACTAAGAGTATCGCTCCCCGAATGTGTGAATTTTGCAACAGCAATAGTCACCTGTCATATAATTGTCGCAATAATATGCCTGTAATAATTGCGCTAGTGAAGGGCGAGATGCCCAATTTGAAAAACATAGACAAAGGTACGTTAAAACGAATGGTGATGTACATTCGACAGAAACACACAAGTGTATCGAATAAACTTGGGATCACCCTGAGCAGACCCCACACGGCAACAGAAGTCCTCGACTTCAGTTATCCTCGTAACTTTACAGATACGAGATGGATAGATAAGAAGAGTATGGCATGCGTGTATAACGACTTACCCAAAGATAAATCACCCGCTTTGAAAAATTTGTTGGGGAGTTTAACGCAAGCAACAAAAAAATCTCTGATAGCCTATCTGTCGATGCATTATAAGGATCAGCGTAGAGGACGGTTTGGGTTGAAGGTTTCTTCTTTGCAACAAGACAACATTCGCGAGGAAGAAGTATGTGCAATTTGTATGGAACAGTTCGGTATTAATACGCGCACGGTTGCTACAAACTGTGGGCACATGTTTTGCACCGGGTGCTATACCCAAGCAATATTGTCGTCACGCATACCGAACTGTCCTATGTGTAGGAGTAATTTAATGTCAGAGGGTACGAGATAAATAATAAAGATAGCATAGATTTCCAATAATAAAAATAGTATTTTGTTGTAAGTATAAAAAGATTTTTTTAGTATATATTATATAATGGATTTAGCCGATCTTTCCATAGATAAGGTTTTTGAACCAACTAGTGATATTGTAGAAAATAAAGAGGTTGAACTGAAGGAAGAGTTAGTAGTGGTAGGAGAAACCGTAGAAGTGAAGCGGACTTGGACACTGAATAAAGAGGTAGAAGTGAAGGAAGAGTTAGAATATACTAAAGAGGAAATAGAATATAATAAAATAGATGATGTAATGTTTAATAAGAAATGCTTGAATTCTGAAATTAAAAAAAATATAGAAGTTAAGGTAGAAATGGATGTAGAAATGAAGGAAACAGTCAAGGAAGAAGTCAAGGAAGAAGTCAAGGAAGAAGTCAAGGAAGAAGTCAAGGAAGAAGTCAAGGAAGAAGTCAAGGAAGAAGTCAAGGAAGAAGTCAAGGAAGAAGTCAATACTAAGTCAAATATGATTAGTAAATTTACATGCTGTGGAGAGAATAATATATGTAATAAAACAGAATGTAGTGAAGACGCCGATGTAACAACTCAAATGTTAGAAAAAAAAGAGACAGAAAAAGAGGTTATTGATTTAACAAATGGCGATGAAGACGAGGAAGGAGTGTCTCAGGATACAAAGCAGCAAGTAAATACCGCACTAGCGCTGGTTCTTGAATTATATCGTGCTGTAATGGGTTGTTTATTAGTAATATTTGTACCCCAAGACTGCAACGGTGTATCTTGTTCTGTAAGTGATAACATTAATAATGCTGGTGGTGGATTATCAATGGTAGGTTTAATTTTTAATTTATTAACACTCGCTTCATTAAGTGGTATGTATTATTACGAAACAAGACGTGAATTTAAGATGATATCATATTTGGAAAGTAATTCATATAAAGCAAGAGATGCAGATAGTGTAGAAGAAGCATTAACAAAATTATCTCCTCATAGACAGGAACGACTATTGAAACTAAATGTAAATTATGGTAGATTCGGGTATGCATCTTTAGGATTATTTGGAATAAATTCAGCAATAAGCGGAATTGTTGTATTTAACAATTTCTTAGATGCAAAGACGTTGACTGTATTTTTAACGAATGTACTATTTATGAGTTCCAAGTTAGGAAATGTATATGAAATAATACATACAGAACCAAATATTTTTTATTCGGCATTTTTAACAAGAAAAATTCAATACAACGATGTAGATCCGGATAAGGTAGAAGAAATTAAACTAGAAGTTTAATAATTATATAATACATATAAAAACTCCATATAATATAGTTTTTATATATATGTTTGAATTAGAAAAAAGGAAATCTGATACGAAATGGTCTATAAGACAAATAGAAGCATTTTTTTTAAAGTGCACAAATAAACGAGAATATGCTGGATTATATTTGGTTGGTGTTCATTACTTGATTGTAACTGGAATAGTAGCTTGTATATTTTTTGGAGATATGAATATATATTATTATATCTCAGTATTTTGTTATTCATTACTTGTAATTTTACATCATTATTATAATGGTTGTATATTAACAAAAACAGAAAGGAGTTTATTTGATACGAAAATATGGTATGGTCCTCCGAGTATGTTATTGTATGGGGTAGAAGATTTTACTATGGAAAGATGTAATGGTATGATATATTATCTATCATCAGTAGTAATAATAAATATTGCGATTAGAGAGTATAATAAAGATATAAATTTATGGTTTTTATTACTATTAATCGTAATATTCTTTAGAATGAAATAGAAGTTTAAAAAAAATTGATTCATTTTTTATATTTTTACAATACTTAAAAATGTCAGAAACAGCAATGGAATATCTTGAAGGTTTAGATCAACATACGCGTTCTATGGTAGAAAACATGATGGTTTCTATATATGAATTAGGTAATAATTATATAGATTTTGTTCGTAATTTTAATGGTGAAAATGGTTTTATGTTTTCTGGTGGTAACAAAATGAATAATATAATGAATACATACCGTGTAATAAAGGATGGGCATAGCGGATCTTCCGCTAGCGGTACACTTCGTAATTGTCAATATATGTTAGAGAATTTTCCAATAAATGATATAGAAACCGGTTTATATCATTCTAGCGATGATGATGAGCCCGAAACAACTAGTGTTGATGAAAAACGACAATCTGCTATCGAGACCCCTCATGAACTCGCTCATCTAAAAGGTATATATGTTACTTTTAAACCATGTATGTAAATAAAATAAAAAACACCATAAAAATAAAATTGAATAAAATTGAAATTAAAAATAAAATTGAAATGTATTTTTTGTATTATAGCATATCAAATACATGTCAATATTGTCCATTCTAGATAATTTTATGGTAAATAAGTCTGATTATTATATGATAGAGAATAGTACAAAATCTAGAATATATAGACGAAAATGGATGCAATTAGAAGAAGTAGCATTTAAAGAAACATTTAACGGGGAATGTCTAGAAATAACGGTGCCTATCGGGGAAATACAATATTATACTCGTTTTAGATTAAATGAATTAGATGAAAATATAATATTAAATTATCTAGATAATAAGATTGATTAAAAAATAATATTTATTTAATTTAAAATTACAAACGAAACCTAACTGTTACTTATTTTTTTAAAAGGTCGTAGATATAAATGATCTTCCGTCGCCTACGGCAGGCCAGTCGTGTTCTGACATAGTGGACATAGTTCCGGTACTTGCATCGTCGGCAATCTCTCCTTCCTCATAGCCGATGTCAGGCTGTTGTCTCATGACTGGTTGTTGTCTCATGACTGGTTGTTGTCTCACGTCAGATTGTTGTCTCATGACCGGTTGATTGCCCCTATGGTTTTGTTCCTTTTTCTTGAGACGATCACAGTACTTGATTGTGTGTCCCTTTTTCTTGCAGTAGTTACACTTTTGAGAAAGAAGAGTAGGACAAGTAACCTTTGCGTTGGGTTCTTTTGAGTCACGAACCCAGTGACTATGAAACTCCTGGGGTGATTTACCCGCATCTTCGCAAACCTTGCAACGAGGAAGGGTGATAACGTGTGTTGGTGGTTCCATAAATCCCCATTCAGGACCATAGTATGGTTCCATAATACCGTGACCATATGGTGCTTCTACCATAGGTGGTAGGTGGAGAAGGTCTTGGGGGTTGTAAACTGATTGCATGATTAATCTTACTAGTAGTTAAGTATTTTATTATTAAATAAATAATAAAATATAAATCAATTTTTTTTAAATAAATATCTTAATCGACTGGTTCGATATAAGGTTCGAGGTCGTCAAGTGATGATAGATCTGCGTCTGGTAAATCATCGTTAATATTCAAGTCAAATATGTTACTTGATTGATTATTTTTAAATATAATTTGGTCCATTTGTCTTGCAATATCCATATAGTCTATATCCTGTTGTGTATTATTAAGAGAAGAAGCAAATTTTCCCAACGCTTCTAATGATCCAATCGAACTAAAGGGGTCGGTTGTCCCGGTGGAACCGAAACCACCGGTGCCTCTATTTGTATATCCCAATTCTTCTTCAGAAGAAACTAGTTCTGGGCGAACAGATTGTAAAAAAGGACCACATATTTGTAATAAACGTGTATTCGCCTCTACGTGATATTCGTCTTCTCTAATGTTATCAAACGCTCCGATTAAACATCCCCTATATCCTGCGTCAATAATTCCAACTTGATTGGCTAGTCTTAAGGGTGTTTTTGAAATACTCGATCTGGGATAAACATAAAATCCACACGGTCGATTATTAAAATATGCATAACATTTAATCTTAAGATTAACTTTGGTGACACTATTGCCAGTAAATGTAGTATTTTCGGGAATATATAGATCAAATCCCGAATCTTCATATGGTGCATCATTATCTAATTTTGTATTATGTTTTTCAATATGATTATTATATGCATCAATAACTTCTTGCTCGTCTGTATCAATAAAAATTTTCAAGTACATAGTATTATCCATATTAATACTAAATTAATGTATATATCTTTAAGCAATTTTATATTAACATGTAAAGTGTGTTAAACTGCTATTATTTATTTTTGCTGGTTCTGTAGAGTCGCTAGTATTACCCATAGAAGTAGTCGCACATCTTTTTGTTTTACTCAATATATACATACTTTGTGGAACAGATGAGGCAAATTGTTGACTATACATCATACGTACTACTCTTCTACCTCCAATATAATTAGAACACCCAGCTCCACTTATACAATTTTTTTCAACATTTGTTATATCAGTAGGACCAACACACGTATTTGAAGCGGCTAGATCATGTGTATATCTTGAAGATGTATCAAATAATGAAGAATTGCTGTCGGATTGAACAACTGTATAAGGGTATCCTCTTTTATTCCATTTGTATTTGCTAGAAATTAAACCCTTGGTGTTTGATGTGGGCTTTTTAATAGTGTTGTCATCATTACATGTGGCTAATTTTCCTGAGTTATGTATATTAATAGGATAAATACCATATTTAGCTCCATGACCTCTGGGTCCACCAAATCGAGTGTATGGTGTCATTTTTGTCGATCTAGATAAGTTGGTTTGTCCAACGTACCCTTGTAATCTTTTAGTTCCTGTTAAGGAAAAAACAGTACCGCTTGACACTTTATTAAAATATTTGCTTTCGCTCTTTTTTTTAAGTGTGTTAATTGACATATAATAAATAAATATATATTAATTATTTATAAATTAAAAAATTGATTTGGAATTTAATTATAGTATAGTATATAAATTCTAACAAGAAAATAGTAATAAACTAACAAAATGGATTGGAAACGTTGTGATATTAATAAAGATGTTAATCTAAATAATCATAATAAAAAAGACACCGAAAATACTACTAGATATAACCGGGGAAGTAGAGATACCCAGGGAAGTAGAGATACCCAGGGAAGTAGAGATCCCCGGGGAAGTAGAGATACCCGGGGAAGTAGAGATCCCCGGGGAAGTAGAGATACCCAGGGAAGTAGAGATAATAGATATAAAAATAATTATACGAGCACAGATAGAAATTTTGAGAGAGTAAAAAGAGCAGGCGAATTAAAGAGAGAAGAGGCTAAAAACAGAGAATTTAATATAACAAATTTTCCTGGATTGGTAGAAAATATAGAATTGGTTGATCCGTCATTGCTAGCTCCAACGACATCTGAATATTTAAACAAAATTAATTTAACAATAGAAGAAGATAAATGTAACGGAAATGATATATTGAGAGATACTAAAAATTGGAGGGATAATGTTTGGATTGGTCCTCAATTTATAAAAATGGATAACTATTCTAAAGAACGCGAAGAACAACTTAATCGTTATATAAGCACCGCATCCGATAATGCATCAACAATAATTATACCTTGTAGAAAAACGTATTATAGTAGAAATAATGTAAACTGGTATGATAGTTGGGATAAAACATTTTCGGAAGAAGAATTGGTAAATATGAATGTCCAGCTAGAAAGAGAAGAACATGAAGATTTAAATAGACGAATGTGTGAAGGAATGCATGAATTATATCTAAAAAGAAAAAAAGAATCAGATCAACATTATTATGAGACCGGAGAATTAGATGGGCTTGCTATTGCCGAATTAGAACGTGCTAACTACGAAAAGTGGTTGGAAGAATTTGAAAAACAAATGGAAGAAGAATATGATGAAGAATCTGAAGAAGAGGAGTTTGATATATATTAATTAGTTATAATGAAAAAATAATAATCATTTTTTATTCTAGTATGGAAGAATATGAAGACGACACTAGTTCTATAGGTGATATGGAAAGTATAGAGGATATTTTAGACGAAGGATGGCTTAACGAATTTGAATTTGTTGAGACGAATTATGATAAGTTTTATAACACAGATAATTATAAAATAAATATAGTTTCCTTTTTTTTACAAAATAATAAGATACAACATATAGGAAATGAGAAATATAACTTAAATGTAAAGAATACATTAACAGATACAGAATTATTAAAAATAGTGAAGACAAAAGCTGAAAATAAATATACATTACATTCAATTTTAAGATATAATATAGATATTAAACCACGTGAATTAATTAATTTTAAAAACAACCTTGAAACTCAAGATAAATATAGATATATGAATAGAATAAAATCGGTGGAAACTGTTTATTTTATGCCGTCAATACAAATGTTTTCAGATTTGAATACATTATATTTATTTTTCGAAAAGAAGGAAATATCAAATTCGAATACAAAAAAAATAAGATATACACCTGTACAAAATACAAAAAAAACAAAGAAAAGTTATATATCATTAAAAAAATAAATTAATTATTTGTATTTACATATTGTTTAAATATCGTTGAAATCCACTTCTTCGCCTCCAATATCAAGTAGTTCTCCAGTTGCATGTTGTTTTGTTTCTTCTAAAATTATATTTTCGGCTTCTTCATCAATATTAACAAATTGAACACCTTCGCCCTCATCGATCTCTTTAGATATCGGATTTACAATAGTTTTAAACGCAATCCATGGAATATCAGGATTTTCTTTTTTTAACCTATCTACTTCACCGTCATTATATACCTCGAGAAGATCGCAGTTAGATAATTTATCTGATTTGATGGTCTCAAATGTTCTTTCTCCGGCCAAAACATATGTTCCGACAGCGATAATATTATCACGCTTTGACCTTCCTCTGAATTTATTTCTAATATGCAGTAACATAGTTTTATTGTGTTGTGTAATAATATGTGCCATATTATTACCTAGTACTCTTGATACGCATGCATAAAGTTCGCCTTCTTCTTTCGATTCACGTAATGTTTTGTTTCCACCCTGTAGTGTAAACTTACGACCAAACTTTTTCTGACCTTTACCGCCTTTTGTATTTTTTACCATCTTGAATTATTTTAATAAAAATATATACTATTATTTAAAATCAATTTTTTTAGATAATATATTTATTCGTAATATTAGTTTCAAATTCCACAAAGAATTCAATAAGGGTTTTTGGTATTTCAACTGAACTAGAATCTAAATGAATTAGTAATTTACATAGAAATTCCTTGGACGTAATATTGTTTAAATCTACATGACTGTGATCAATTATATCACTCGACTGTTCGTCCGGTTCAAGATTGTATTTTTCATAGAATTCTTCCAATAAATCATCGTTTGGAAAAATGGGTTTTTTCTTTTCGTCATCAAATATTACTTTACATTCTGAAAAGCGTTCATTCCATAGGGGACATTCCTTGCAGAAATATTCCCAATTATACCATAGCTGTTGAAATAACTCTTTTCTAGAAACTGTGTGTCTATATAAATTAAATGCTCCGATTACTTCATTATGTATTGTTATTTGTCGGTTAGTTTCTAACAATTTTCTTGGAATTACCTCGTAGTTGGGAGTATCATATTCAATAACAATTTTATCAATTGTGCGTTTTTCAGATGTATCTTTACAGTAATTTATTAGAATAAGAGATAGTAACATATGCTTTTTGTTATAATAATCAAGTGATATATCTAACGTTTTCTTCTTCTTTTTATCAATAAGATAATTATGTATATCTGTAAATATAACAGGTAATTCTTCTTCTTTTACCGAAGAAATAAAATGTGTGATATTAGTCCAATTGAATTTTTCCAGACTTTGAATAATTTTGTGTGATACATCATTATATTTTTCCAGAATTTTGGGTTTTTTCCCTCTAAATACTGTAAATTTATGGTTTGAACCATATATCTTGACTTGTTGATGCAGTAGAAATACAGGTATGCTTTTGTCAAGTTTAAATAAATGTTTAATTATATGATGAATGTTTTCAAGTGATTTTTCTGCTTTATCTTTAGTGATTGTGTCGTGTATTAAGGATACAATAGTGGGATTAGTTAAATAATAAAAGTCAAAGTATGTTTGCCATATAATATTGTATACATCATCGTAAAATTGAGAGTTATATAACTCTGAAATATATAATATTGGTTCATCAATATCGGCCTCGTAAATTAAGGACACAATAAATGACGCAATTAATTCATCTTTTAAATAAAGGAATTCTGATAACATTTTGTTTATTGATTTAGAAATAAATATGTATCAGTCTTCAATTTTTTTTGAATAAGCTACTATATTTAATTATATTATTATCTTCGTATATATTATATGGCTAACGCTTGGCAAATGCACGTAAAATCAACCATGGCTAAAAACCCTGGTAAATCACTTAAGGATTGCCTTAAAATGGCATCGAAGACTTATAGCAAAAGTAAGTCTGCTTCTTCTTCTGTAACAAAGAAGTCTAAGACGTCTAAGAAGGGAACTCGTAAGTCAAGAAAAACAAAGACTAAGAAGGCTAAGAAGGGAAAGAAGGGAAAGAAGACCAGAGGAAAGAAGTAAATATTTTATTTTAGTACATTATTTAAAAAAATAGATTTAATAATGTATACTTTATTAGTGAATTGATTGGTAGTGTTGATTTTTAAATGTCTTTTTAATTTTCAAAATAGCATCGCTATTTGAATAATCATTTGTTACTAAATTATGAATTTCGGTTTGATAATCATCTTTGTTGCGTTCGATAAAATTAATATATGCCGTTTTGGGGCTAAAATTACTAGATAATTTTTCATTTTCAATATAATTTTTCATTTTAGTGATAAACTCTTTTGAAACGTTGTATGTTGAACGCACAAACGTGGCTCGTGTGTTTACTTCATTACTCTTCTTTCTGAAATAATATCTTGAACTTCGATACATCTTATCATTAATATTTTCATTATACCCAAGCCTATTAAGGCGTTCTGTTTCGGATAGAATTATTTCAAGCATTTCTGGTGTTTCGGACCACTTTTTCCATTCATCCTTGTATGTTTGTCTGTCATCGTGTTGGTGTAGCTTAGAGAAATAATCAATTTGGTCTGTTAATTCCAGATTGAATTTAAATCTAAATACTTGGGATTGAACATTATCTGTTGAGGTTTCCATTTTATTTTAAAAGTATTAAATACTATTTTCAAAATCAATTTTTTTAGAAATAATTATTTTCTTCCATTTTTATTTTCTTCCATTTTTATTTTCTTCCATTTTTATTTACTTCCATTTTTAATTAATACTATTCATTTTATTAATTAAAAATCATTTTTTAAAAAATTGATATATAAAATTATTACTATTATATATTAAAATATGGAAACCGCCAAAAATATCGAAAAATATAAGAATACTTTTACAGAAAAGGAGAAAAAGGCATATGAAATTGCACAAAATCATTTAAAATCGTCATTTAATTTTGAAAAAAGTGTCGGATATATAAGCTATAAGCAAGCAAGTAATAAATAAATATATTTATAATAATAATATTTATTTATCTGTATTCATTTATCTATATTCATTTTTTATTCTTTTTGGTTTTTCTTGTCCTTCTTTTTCTTCTACGAGTACCTCCCCCACTTAGTCTATTGCCGGATCCTTGATTTAAACCCGTTAGTGTTGCATTTGTTACCCTCTCAATATTTTTATTTAATTCTTCAGTACCACCCTCTATAATTTTTTTCAAATCTACGCCTGGCATTGCTTTGTTAACTAGCATTTGGGGCCCTGATGTAAATATAGAAATAATAGGTTCAATTGATTTTCTAAGTTCATTAATAGTAGAAGTAATTTGTATAAAATTACCACCAGATTTTTCTAGAAACTTTGATAACAAACCCCACGATTCTATAAAAGAAGTAATACCTTGACTTCCTGCGGTAGCTGCTGTCCCGATATTTTCTGCAATTATAAACGCATCACCTGCTCCAGGAACAATTCTTAAAATGTTTTTACTAAATTTAGTTCCCTTTTGAATAAATTTTTCTCCAGTTTCTAGCATTAAATCTAATAAGGAATTCATTAGAATTTTTAATGGCCCACTTGCAACTTTTGCAAGTTCTTTTGCAAGTATTGTCAATTTGCTATTTAAGTTTCTTACTACTAGTTGGCCTTCTGGACTTTTTATAAAAACCTCGACTGATGCTAGCTTTTGATTTAAAATTTGAATAGATCCATGTATGGTATCTTTAGATAGTGGTTTGGGACTACGAGAGGCGATTGCTGCGAACATTTGTTCTACACCAAAAACAATCCCTCCTGCTATTAATTTGGCACCCGCAGATCCTAATTTATGGATAAAACTTAAATCTAATCCTTCTATCTGGATACTAGGTGTCTTCGTTGCGGCCGTTGGTGCAGCCGTTGGCGCACCACCCTTTATTTTTTTTTTAATAGTCTTCTTTTTATTGTTTTTCATACTTATATATTACTTCGGTTTTTAAATTCACTAAATGAAATATTTTTCGTTTTTAATTTTTTAACGACATCTAGATTTGTTTTTAAGAATTTAAAATCTATTATTCGTCCACAATACTTAAAATCTATTATTTTGTTTTTATTTTCATCTATAGTTGCACGTGATTTTGGTTTTTTTCTTCTATTATATGCTTTGGGTTTAACATATATAGATTTTTCATCTTTTGCTGTTTCCTGTTCCTGTTCCTCTTTTCTTTCTTCGTTCCTTCTTATTTTATCTTTTACCATATCATACTGTTCATTTATATCTACATATAATGATTTACAATTGAAACTCAACGCATATCTTTTACACGCAGTTTCTAAAAAAATATAGGGTATAGTTTTATCAGAATAATAACTAAACTTTTTAAATTCAGGTTCGTACTTCATTATTATACTACCATACGGAGTTTGCTCATATAATATACAATTTTTTAGATTTTGTAATTTATTGTCGTCTAACTCTATTGTTTCTAAATTATTAAATTTAGTTGTATATTTCGTTAAATACTCGGCAATCGGATTTTTTTTCACTATCTTTATCGGCTCGGGTTTATTTTGGAATCTAAAAATAATCTCAAACAGCTGCATTAATTTCATAATAAATAACGACAACAAAGGGAAGTTAAAGATAATCATATAGATAAATATAATTTAAATTTATATGATTTTACTTATTAATATTTATACTTCTTATTTCAAATAATTCATTCAGTTCGTTTTCTAAATTACCAACTTTAATTCGTATAAAATTGTTACCTTTATTGTCTGGGTGTAAACAAATCAAATATAATCCCGTCACTTTTTTATTATATTTCTTTTCTAAAATGTACTTATAAATATTCAGTTGAAGACAATAATGCCAATAGTTTGTATCTGGTAAATGTTCAATACATTCTGTAGTTGAATATTTGTTCCACGAATTGCTTTTTGTTATTTCCTTGCATCTTTTCCAATCATATATTTGTAGCGTACCGTCTTTATTTTCAAAAACCATATCAATTGATCCTGCTATTTTTAGTTCCTCGTGAAATACCGTCCACTCGGTTCTGTATGGGATTAAATCGGTATATTTTTCAAGAAAATTTTTGAAAAATTGGTATTCTATGCTTTCATTTTCGTTGGGAATTTTATTGTAATAACATTCGATGTCATAATGCAATTTCGTTCCTGCTTCCGCTGCAGTATCACGGTTATCGTCCCACAATTTTTTTATTTCATCCTTGGTACATCCATAATATTTACTTTGTGGCCATCTTTTCGATTTCATCATGTTATCAATTATCTTATCCGCATTAAATTTCTCAAAATGTTCATGTACGTATGTAGTTACCGACGTGTAATTTGAATCTCCGTCAATCGTATACGTATGTGTAGGTTCATCAAATAAAATTCTTTCATTTCTTTCGTGTTTATTTTTATTTTCTAGGTATATTGGTTTTTCTTGAAAGCTGGTCATATATTATATGCTTTTTTCGTTTTATACTATTTAAATTCAATTTTATTTGATATTTAACATTTCTTTTATTGCTGATACGTCATCGTGTAATTTATCATTTTCTTCCTTTAGTTCTTTGATACACCCCACAAGGTATCCTGTTATACTGTTGTAGTCAAGTGTCCATTTATCCGCTTTTCTTTTGCTAATAGCTTCTGGGATAATTTTATCTACTTCCTGTGCTATTAAACCAGCCGCTTTAGAATTAGGTGTTTCTTTGAAATTGTAATTCACAGCACGAAGTGATGTTATTTTTTCTAGAGAGTTTTCAAGTTCAACTATATTTTCCTTGTGTCTTATATCAGAGGTTGCGTTGAAAGATAGTGCATTTAATTTTTTAGAACAATTTACTTCACCGGCTGGATAAAACCCGATATCATCACCGCCTACGGTGGGGTCGCTATTGTCATTATCAGTAGTCACAAATTGTAATTCTGAAATCTCACTCAAATCTCCTTTATCGGTATGAAACCCGTCATCCAAATGGGTATTGTTGGATACATCGGATGTAGTGGGACGAATAAACTGTATATATGCTTCATCAGTCCAACTAGGTCCAGCCCCTATATAAGTTTTACCTTCAAGTCTTGTATCACCCACTACATGTAATTTATGTGCTGGAGCCGTCGTCCCAATACCAACGTTGCCGCTTGCATTAATACGCATACGCTCAGCCGCATCCTCTTTAGTTATATTATCTGTGGGAGCAGTAAAAAACATTAAGTCATTATTTTTAGAATCAGCATTTGGCCATGAAGCAATAATTTTTGTATTTTGTGCGACGTTAATAACCCCCCCGAGAGACCCCCAAGCATTGCCAGGACCATAGCCTTCGAATTGAGAATTATCCGAATTGTAACGAATAGAACCAATATATTTATCTATTGTAGTTGTATCTGTTACACCCGCAGCAATAGGTCTTTGCAAAACGGTTCCAACAGGAAGACGAAGAGCATCAGTACCGCTAATATCAAGAATAACATTAGGACTATTCGTCCCAATACCGACGCCAATAGTAGTGATGCGCATACGTTCGGTTTTTAAATTAGGATCAGGATCGTCGGGCGGTTCAAATGTGACACCAGTGGGATTAAGAATAGGATTGCCAACACCAAAACTTAAATATTCATTTCCCCATGCGCCTTGCCCGCTGACACCGTTGTCGGTGTCAGCATAACCACATGTTATATCTGCAGCACGTCTTGGAGCACCATCATCTATGTTTAGATTATTAGTTTGGTCAAATGTAGCCCACAGTTGAATATTTGAAGTTTTACTTTCTGTGTCATTATCAGCATTTAACGGTATTATTCTTATATCCCCTCCAATGAATGTATGAAGGCTTCCCTCGTATTGCATTGTGCCTGACCCCAGGGCGCCTGTGGTTTCTTGGCATATGATGCGACCATCATAGTCACTATGAATACACGAAAAATCGATATAAGCTATTTTGAAACCATTCAAATCACCCGAAGAAAGCTCTATGTGTGTACCTGCATTAGTATCTCCCGTGCGAATATTTCCGATAACATCTAATTTTGTTACTGGTGTTGTCGTCCCAATACCTACATACCCGGTGGTATCAACAATCATACGTTCAGCCATTGTTCCATCACCGTCCACAATAATATCATCACCACCGAAGGTATTGTCATCGCCGTGGGTGGTTAATGTAAATACTATATCTGTAGTGCGACCACTTGCAGATAAGTCCGCCGCAGTAATAGTAAGTACGTCTCCTTTTATATACCCTGACCCTGTATAACCAGTCCGAACAGTAAAATGGTCGATACTATTTGCACCGGCATTAATTTGTACTGATGCTCCAGAACCAGACCCACCTGTGATGGGCAATATATATACCCCACTATTGATGCTTTCCGTCAAAGTATTTATTCTACTTTTAAAGTGATTATTTGCACTGTTTAAGCTACCAACTTTTGGAGCAGTAAAAAACTGAAGTTGGTTATTGGTGGCGGCAGGAAATGATTCGGCAATAATTTTTGTATTTTGTGCGACGTTAATAACCCCCCCGAGAGAACCCCAAGAATCACCTGGACCATAACCTTCAAATTGATGAGTTCCGTTATTATAACGAACATAACCACCATGTGTTGCTTCATCGGTAGTACTGGGTCTGGCATTAGTATTTCCAACAGGAAGACGAATAGCATCAGTACCATCAATATCCAGAATAACATTAGGACTAGTCGTCCCAATACCGACATTACCAGTTGCACTAATACGCATTCTTTCGGCAGGTGTACCAGTTCTTGTAAAAAACCTTAATCCAATATTGTTACTAAAGCTTGATTCACTTACACTTTCTATACTGACCCATCTTGTTTCAGAAGTACTAGCAATCCCACTTCCAGTATGAGAAAATTTTAATCTTGCACCCCGTCCTGAATCGTTAGCATCACTACCATTACCACTACCTCGTGATACTCTTAATGTAAGAGCATCTTTAGCTCCACCTGAACCTCCTATACTTCCACCATATACTTCAAGTGGAACTGCTGGATTGGTTAATCCAATACCCACGTTACCTTCAACTATCATGCCATTAGCAGGGTCAGTAGTAATAGTAGTATTTCCAGAATAGGTTGAACCAATTCTTACACCACCTTCAACATCTAATTTTGATTGGGGACTAGTCGTCCCGATGCCGACGTTGCCTGGAATGTAAACCTCTGGATAAGAAGAACTTCCTGCATCACCACCCAATACTATTTGGTTATTTTTTGTAACTTCGGCGTTGTATCCTACTGCTGTAGAATAGTTTACTTCAATCTGAGTAGTACTATCATATATTACATGTGTTGAAGTGCCTAAAAATGTATTTTTATTTCCGGTTGTACTTCCATCACCGGTTGAGTAGTGTCCAGCTAAATAACCAATTGCAGTATTTTGCTGTCCGTTAATATTATTTACTAATGAACTCAAACCAATTGCAGTATTCAACTCACCCGAATCATTTGCGGAAAGACTATCCATCCCAACAGCAGTATTATAACTAGATTTATTTGTGTATAAAGATCCTTTTCCTATTGCTGTGTTTTTTTTACCGACTACGTTAGTTTGTAACGCTTGAGAACCAACTGCAGTATTATACGTAGCACCGCTCACGCTGCTATTAGAAGAGAGTAACGCTTTATAGCCGATTGCGGTATTATGTTCTGCTGGGGCGAGACCTGATGATAAAATATTATTTCCCACTAGAGATTTTAAAGCTTGATAACCAATAGCAGTATTGTATTTTGTTAAATGATTCATTCCGCCGACACTTTCTAATGCTTGATAGCCGAACGCTGTATTTTCTGCAAATTCATATTTTCCACGGCCGACGGTTAATGTACTAATCAGTGCATCGTTGGATACCTCTAGTTTTTTACTTGGACTATCCGTCCCGATACCGACATTACCTGTTGGGTCAATACGCATACGTTCAAATGCGGGACCATTTGCGTTAGCGGTAGCGTTAATATTATTTGCAGTTAATATAAATATTAAATCTGCAACTCTCCCGGGAATATAGGTTTTTGAAACGGTGAGTGTGTCTCCAACTTGATAGCCAGTACCAGGAACACTCACCGAAACAGATGTAATTTCACCACCGTTATTATTATCCGCAGTTATAGATAGTACAGCATCAATACCATTTCCACTGGAGCTGGGACTGACCGGCGTATTATAAACATCATTTACCACCCCGACCAAACCATTTGGATAATCAGCTGCGGTCGTTAAAAGATTATCTGCTACATTCGCATATAATGGACCTGATATATAATCTGTTAGCGAAGTATAAAATATTAAATCATTATTAGTGGAATCAGCATCGGGGTATGAAGAAATAATTTTGGTATTTCCTATATAGTTACTAACCCCATTAAGAGTCTCCCAATTGTATTTGGTATAGGTAACATTCCCCTCACCGTCGACTTGAGAATAATTGGTATAACCTTCGAATTGAGAATTCTCCGAATTATACCGAATTTGCCCGGGAAGTAAATTAGAAGAAGCATCGGTTGGACGCTCACTAGTATCTCCAACGGGGATTCGCAAAGCATCAGTGCCGGAAACGTCGAGTGTCGTTTTTGGATCCGTTGTCCCAATACCGACGTTGCCATTCGCTAAAATAGTCATTCTTGTAGGGGCGTATATTAAATTACTAATATCAACCGCTCCAATACTACTGGTATTATCAGTTTTAAAATGTATATTTCCACCACTATTAGTGCTAGCAGAAATAATCAAATCGTTGGCGCTAACATCTGATTCGTTGGGGGTAGCACTGGTCTGTTCCACTTCTGTGGAATCTCCGTTTCCTAAGAAAATACCACCTTCATTATACGAACCATCTTGTTGAAATATCAAATATGGATGTTTAGTACCATCACCATCACCATCAGTATTATCTCCCGTAATTTTTAAAATGGCATCTTGAGCAGAAGATATATGTAATAAACCTTCAGGAGCATTCGTCCCAATACCGACGTTGCCTTCAACAAGTAACCCGTCAGTAGGTGCTGCATCAGTCCCAGAATAAGTAGAACCGATAGCTACACACCCCGAAACATCCAGATTAGATTTTGGAACATTCGTCCCAATACCGACACCGTTAGGTGTATTATAAATAATATCATTTTTAGCTGGGTCGGATAATTGAAGTATATTACCACCTTTCCATTCGCTGTATGCAGATGGGGCGATGGTGGGATGTCTAATACCATCATACTCAATATAGAAACAATTGATATCGCTATTATTATTAAATGCTGTCGATGTAATTTCAATATTACATACTGACTCTTTATGTAAACATAAAATAACCGCCTTGGGGTATACGGAATCAGAAATATTACTAACTATAATATCATTTTCTAATGATGCGGGCGGTGTATAGGTATTCAAAAGATCATATTCATTATTACTATTGGGGTCAGTATTCATAGCACTACCATTTACTGTACCAATCATATACATTGTCGGTTCAACAGTTGAAGTATTAGCATCAGAAATCATAATTGTAATATCAAAACGCATAAAATTATCAGTAAATTCAGCACTCGATTCACCAAACCCACCCTTGCCAATTATAGTACCTTTAATGTTTAATCCTCCATAACACGTAGTATCTTGGGCGGTGAGTTGGGCTATTTTATAATAATTGTGGTCATCGGTTTTTGTTTGACAAGTGTGAGTATTTATAATACTAGCTGGGTTACTATTTCCCAGAATTGTATTTTTCCCGAAATATTCCTTTCCAATATGTAGTTTAGCTCTGGGATCATTATTGCTGACATCAATACCAAATAATCCGTTCTTTATAGTGACTGCTTTTTGTTCTCCATGGTATTCTGTCAAATGAGAAAATTGTATGGGGTGATCAATACTCCCCGATCCTAAATTTAAATTAATATTGCTCGATATGTCGTCGCCATATACTTTAATGGTATTAGTTGTACCAATAAGTAGTCCTTTTTTTATTTCAGACATATATATATATAAAATAGATGATATTTAAATATCAAATAATAAAACTAAATTGATTTTGTTATTTGATTATGTTGTAGTATTGCTATCATTAAGTTCGGTTACTTTCAAATATGCGTTGCGTGCATCTATATCTAGACGTGAAGAAGTGTCGGTAGTAAAGGCACCCCCTGCGTCAGTTAATGATGTATTTACTAATACTAAAATACGTATACGTTTGTCCTTAACGGTATAATCGAAATGTCCATTTAAGGGAAACAATTGACCTCGTGGACCCTTTCCGTCTTTTACTTGGCTTTTTCCTTCGGCTAATATATTTCCATTTCCTTGTTGTAAATCGTTGTATTCACGAAGTTCGGATAGTGGATTAAACTTGAAATCCTGTACATATAAAACGGAATTGTATTTATAATTAGACACCGAAAAATCGACATCGTGATTTGGACATTGGAATTCAATATCGATGGAACCATAATCAGATGTTGTAATGTAATCTTGCCAGAACAATACTCTGTACTTGGTATTAGTAGTTGATTGCGAAAAATTAGTAGCTAATTCACCCGCCGTTGGAGGGATTGTATAGTCACCACCAAACGCCTCGTCCATATAAAATGTTTTTCCAACCATACCATAATCGCTGTATTCTGCAGCTGGTTTATTTGTATCATATAAAAATGAACCAACATACAGGTTGCTCATTGTTCCACTATTGAATTGGTAATAAGTACTTGGTCGGTATGTTTTTACTTTACGTACTAATCCTTCGTGCAGTTGATTTGCATTAGAATTCGAATTAATGGTATTATTTTGAAACATAAATGTTCTTATAATTGACAACGCAGTTTTATCGTCTGCACTCAGAAGACCTTTGCTCGCATTTGATGCCTCAGCTAAATCATCAATAGTAACCTGTGTAATAGTAGATTCGATAGTTATTCCATCAGCACCAGTAGTAACTATTATTCCAGTACCAGCATCAATAGAGTTGGGTAGATATGTTCCGTCAACTTGTGATATTAATATTTGTCCACTGGTGGTTGGATCAACATCTGCTCCTAATCCACCCTTTGATGTGGAAATTATGGTAGCGTTCCATACACCAGTATTGATCTCTCCATTAGAACTAACATCGAAAGTTGGACTTCCGTCGTTGTCGGTGATTCTTATATTTTGGTCTTTGATAAGTAAATCTCCATTAGTTAACATAATACCTGCATCGTTAGCAGTATTAATCGTTAACGTATTATTAATTGCGGTTGCTCCAGTAATGTCAACTTTGAACGGATGAATTCCAGTATCTACAGATCCTCCGACAGTAAATGGCTTTGATTTTACATGTAAAGTACCATCAACAATTGTATCTCCACTCTGGTAATGAACCGAGAATGTTTCCGCAGAGGCATCGTTGTATATTTTGAAATATTCATCGGTACTATTATATAACGAAAGATTTCCGTTTGATACAACGTCCCCAGTACTATTATCTATCGTAAGTTTACCGCTGCCTATATTTATTTTTTTGCCTGAACCATTCATATTTAAATTGCCGTCGATATTAACGTTGCCTTCAGTATAAAGCGAATTATTTCCGGTTGCAGATATTGCGATTGGTTTACTTTGTATTCTATAATCTGTGTTTACAGCGACATTTAATCCTAGATATATATATCCAACAGTATTCATGTCACCAATAATAACATGACTCGACGCTGTTCCTGCACGTATGATTGTATTTTGTAGAGTATTATTACCAATTATGGTAGGTTTGTTAAATTCTGTACAAAATGTAGTGTTATTAGAAGGTGTAATTTTTAAATGACTGTCATTAATGGTAACATAGTCTAACTTTATATGATCATTATCATTCATAGTAATATTGTGAGTTGATGTATTAAATAATAAATCACCTGTAACTGCCATATTTCCCGTGTGAGTTGTAGTGCCTTCATGAATAATATTTACTATATTTCCAGCACCCCCACCACTGCCACCACTGCCACCAATATTGAATGTTCCATCCGTAAATAACATTTGAGTATTAGTTCCATATTGAAATTCTATGTTCATACCATGGTTTCTACAGTTTAAATATGTATTCCCATCTGTATCTTGTGATAATGCATAACATTCTGATGCATTTTCGCCAGAATGTCTACCTGCCTGGACATTTCCAAAAGAAGCTGTATTACCAGTTTTAATATCCCCAATTTTGGTGTAACCAATATAAGCGGCTGCATCATCTGTTAAATATTTTACGGCAAGATTACCGCAAATATCCAAAGTAGTACCTATGGAATTGGTATTACTTGCAGCATCTGAGCTGGTAAGTCCAGCAGTCAAAAACCCAAAATTTTTATTCTCAGCATCGATGGTGAATATATCGGTATCATATCTAGTAAGGAATGAGAACTTATTTATATTACTCGCACCGCTATTAATACCCATTCTAAATGGGTGTGTGGTATTGACATTTGCGAATTGGATCGCTGTTTCTACATCTGCGGTTGAATGGTATAAGTTCAAAAGACTTGGTGGAGTTAATGAACCTATACTTAAATCATTAGATGTACGTCCAATAACAACGTTGTTTGTATTGTCTATTCTTAATCTAACTTGATTACTATTATCAGCATCACTAGTATAAAATTGGTGAGACCCCCCCGTATTACAATGATAACCTATGCTTTCAGTTGCGGGTACGCTAATTTTTACACCTTGAGCCAAAAATATTTTTCCAGTATCATTGCCCAAAGTATCTATGTGAGATGCAGGTGTATCGGCACCACTTAGGTCAAAACGTATTTGTGCAGAACCAGTACCATCTGATAATTTGAGGACTTGACTGGCTGGTATGGAAAAACCGTCATTGTACACTTGTGTGTTTATAATTGTTTCTCGGGTAGTTGTATTTTCTGCTACAACCAGATTTCCTTCAATAAGTACATCTCCACTAAAGACAGCGTTGTATGATAAGTCGCTGGCCGGTGTATCTGATATATAGTCACCTACTTCACCTTCATGCCTAGCTGGACAAAGCCTTAAAACTGTATTCTTTTGAGAAGTAGTCGCTTTACGTTCAAATGAAAACGCCAGATGATCACCATATCCAACCCCATTATATATATGATCTATTTTCCAGTCAGCACATGCAGCATGTCCAGTAGTAGTACCAAACGCTGTACTACCATCGTTATATTGTTTTGTAAATTCAATTTTTCCAAAATTATCCAATCGCATACTTGGACTTGGACTTCCATTTCCAGTACCTGGACAAAGTAACAGTTCATGGCCAATATCTGCGTTAGCGTTAGACAAACCTGTATTACCAATAGCGATTTTACTTGCCGTTATTTCTGCTGAGGCTTGAACTCTCTTAGTAAATTCCGAAACTCCTGCAAAAGTATTTGTTCCGCTACTTGATTGCTGTATAGTTCCCCCAATAGAAACATTATTGTTAGCATGAATAGTACCGGTTGAACGAATGTCACCTGTAACATCAAGGGGGTAGGCGGCATTATTAGTTGTACCAATTGCGAGCTTCCCCTTAAAATAGCTTGTACTTGATGCGGTAGTATCAAATAAAATAGTAGATGAATCTAGTTCATCTTGATAATAAATCTTCATATTTTTTTTGGTATCGGTGGCGTTACTTTGAAAAGATCTCATATATATGGCTGTTGTATCACTAGTAGTAGGGCCATTAAAAAAATCAAAACAGTTGAATGAGCTTTCAAATTTGGATCTAAAAGAAGGTGTATATAATATGTTGCCGATAGTTAAATCATTATAAACAGTTAAGTTGTTTTGGACTAATTGCATACCAAGTGTTCCGTTAGTAGCAGTTGGAGCAGTAGTACCACTATAATACCATTCATGAGTTGAACTTCCCGAAATATACTTAAGAGTATCCGTATCTACGCCGAACCCATATCCGTCACTGTGTAATTGTATTTTATTAAGACCAGCTACATTATCAGCATTATCAAATATAAGTCGTCCACCTTGTCCCGTAAATGCTCCATTATCAATACGAATATTACCTGAGACATCGAGTGCTTCTGCTTGAGAATAATTCCATGGTTTATTGATACCAACCTTATATAGCCCATTAATAGTATCAGAATTAATTAGTAAAGCCGTATTTCCGACTTGTAATGAGTCAGTACCAACAATTCTTAATTTATCTTGAATAGAGTCTTGTGTCCAATAACCATTATGAGTACCATTTGTATATGAACCTACTCGAATTTCACCGCCCTCATTCGTTGATTCATCAGAAGTAGATTTATCTAATATAAGAGAACCACTCATAATATGTATATTACCTCCTGAAACATCTAATTTATGTTGTGGGGTAGGTGTACCGATACCGACATTACCAGTTGCATCAATACGCATTTTTTCAGCAGGGGAACCGCCGTCTGTAATGAACTTTAATCCAATTCTACCGCTGTAGATTTTTTCACTTACACTTTCTATGGCTACATATTGATCTGTAGATGTCGAATTTCCGGTATTATCATTTAAAATACTCATAGTATTATGAGAAAATTTTAATCTTGCACCAAAACCGATATCATCTATGTTGCTGCTGGTGTTCGCTCCCTGACCTCTGTTTACTCTTAATGTAAGAGTATCTCGAGTTTTTTTCCCGCTACCATATATGTTTCCACCAAATATTTCTAATGGAATATCAGTTCCTAGATTATTAATCCCTATACCGATGTTTCCGTCACCGTTGATTCTCATTCTCTCTGTGTTGTTCGTAATAAGTTTCAAATCAGAATTATTTTGAAGTCCTAGCGTAAAAGTACCAGTTTGGTATTTAACAATACCTCGGTAACCTAAGCCAATATGTTCATTATTATTAATCTTGGAGATTTTAATACTATCAAATATGGCATCCTCTGAGATATGTAATTTTTTATCGGGTGAATCGGTTCCAATACCTACGTTTCCTTGAATAATAACACCATCAGCAGGAGCGGTAGTTTCTGAATATTGACCTCCAACAACGAGACCCCCCGAAACATCTGTGGAATTTAATACGCGGATGCCTTTTTTTCCTACATATTTGTAAAATGTCAAATATATGTTTTCCTCTGCATTTGTAATAGCTACTGCAGTTCCATTTTTAAGCGACCAACTGGGGTTCGTATTAAATGTAACTAGACCTTGTCGGTGATTTAGTATAGCGTTGCCGTGATAATTTGTTTGTAATATTATATCTGTAAAACTACTACCATATTCTATTTTTGTATTTTCATATTGATCGTCCAGTTGTCCCAAACTATTAGCAGCGGTATATGGTATCATATCCTCAAGTAAATTTTTACCATTATCATCTAAAAAGTAAAAAGAACCGCCGTTCATATCAACACTATTTCCTACTTCTATTAATTTCACTCGTTCAAATTTGATAACTGTTTGCGTGTCATCTAACTTTGCTGAGGTGAAAGCACTTGTTGGATTCGACAACGTAATACCAAATCTTGATAAATCACCAGTATTCATTTGATTCGGAAAAAGTGTGAAATCAGGACTAGCTGGAACAGTATCTATTTTTATGTTAGATACATCAACTGTATTTCGATAACTACTTCCAACATTGACTTCATCGTAATATGCTAGATTTGAATTTGTATTTACTACTGCTAAAATGTCTTTATATACAGTATTTAGCTTTCTAGTATTAGAAAAATTTGACATATAAATTATGTAAATAAAATAAGAATAATACTATTCTTAATTTATTATATTATAATTGTTTTATTTAAATTGGGAAATTGACATATACGTTAGTCGCTATATTTAGACCTACAATTAAATACATTTCATTCATATCATCTGTGTTAATACGAATGTGATGAGGATTATCAATCGTTCTTGCTGCAGCATCCGAATTATATGCGTTTACTATATCATCTTTGTTATCTGAATTTAAATACCAATTTGTTTCAATTGGATCGTATAATTTATTGACACTTCCATAATACGTCTCAGTATTATATTCTTGTGCGATCCATATAAATACACCGCTCAACGTCGTTGTTGGCCAAACACCGTCAGCACTAATATAATGGTCTAAGTTTTCACCATTAATGAGTAAATTGCTAATATCCACAAGTCCTGTATCTGTGATATGTTGAGAAGCAGGTATCTTAAAGATAACATATTTCAAATTATGGGGTCCATCCAAATTTACCGCATCACTAGTAGAATCCGTATCATTTGTGTGTGTGAATTGTTGTGTTCTTCCATTCAAGTTGACTGGTGCACCACTGGGGTTATATGGATTGACTGAATAACTGACAACGTGGGTAGGTGTTCCAAACTTTCCATCGAAATAGGATAGTTGTTTATCATGCAAACTAAATGTTGTTAATGTTGGATCAAGATCAATATAAGATAACCCTGATATATGCATATTTGCATTATTCCAATCTCCAGATACAGTACTGCCAATATTTGGTCTATATGTATTCAATACTTCTGGATTGAGGGTTGAGATAACGCCATTCGAATCTTTTACGAATGATTTACGGTCAATCCATATAGGGTCAGTAGGTGTAAATTTATCGGTATTTGCGTTAGATAGATCTGTTTGTTCATTTGATGTAAGTGATACGGTATCATATGTAGATATGATGTTATTAGTTAAATGATAGGCTATAATTTGGTACGTTAAATCAGTAGTACTTGTATCGTAAAATACAGAATCGTTGTTGTTTATTAAGTAGATATTAGGCCAAGCAGCAGTAGCTGTTGCATCACCGTATTTTGTAGTATAATTCTCATCGATACCAATAAAGTTCTTGATATCGTCGGTATGGTATGTTTGTTGTGAACCAAATCTTTGTGAATTAACGCCTATAGAATTGATTGCAATTTTGGATATGAGAGTTTTAATTGTGCCGCTATCATCAAAAGTTTCAACCGCAGGTAAGAATTGGTCTGCGTAATTACTAACTGTATAATCAACATTTAATGAAACAAGTTTAGATGATGGTACTCCCATACAGTAAAGTAAATTGGCATTATCAACGGTAATTGTAGCTGAAGTAGTACTTTTTGTTGGCGGGCTATTATAACTATCAACATAAAAATCATATGGAGAAACACTTGTTCTTTGAAGGATATTATTACTTGGATCAAGATATGCCGCATTATTTGCAGCATCTCGTGTTACCTCACCTGCTGAAATATCATAACTTAAACTATAAATATCTCTGTGTGGTGTCATATTTGTTGATGAACCTACGCTAATAACAGTACTTGGAGTTATTTTAAAGTTTGAGGTTTGTACAAAACCCTTATTTATATCTGCACTTGCAGCTTCATTTGTATTAGTAGTAAATGCTAATACATTATTT